CTGCCCCTCGTCCGTCGTCTGCGTAAGGAGAAGAACTACATCGACAAGGGCTTGCTTTAACCCGCCCTCTCCGATCTGGTTATAGAACCTATTCGTAGCATCCTCAAGGTTCGATAACTTCCCCGTAAGCGTATCGGCAGCCTTCGCCGTCGCATCCGCAAAGTTAGTCTGCGAAATCTTCTGTAGGTACTCGAGGATATTGCTTCGGCTAATCGTCGTCGATACACCATTAAAGGTCGCGATCGCGTTATCACCCTCTGTTCGAACAACGATTCCAAGACCTTTAAGCATCTCGAATTCGCCGGTCGTCGCGTTCATGATCGCTTGCGCTACATCTTGAATCCTCTTCCCTCGAGCGGCGGCTAGATTACCAACGTCGATAAGGACTTGCTTTGTCGGAGCAATCCCGGCGGACGCTAGCGTAATAAACGCTTGCGTAACCTCTTGAAGCTGAAAGGTCGTCGTTTCCGAATACTTCGTAATAAGCGTAAACGCAGCCGCAGCCGTCTCGGCATTCGGCGTAATCGACTTAAGCCTCGCCTCGAGATCCTCGAATTCGCGGATAACAGAGACAACGCGACCGATAGTTAACGCACCGAGGGCGGTAGCAATCGCAGCGCCGAGCGCCTTAAAGGCAGTCGACGCGCCGCTAGTCGCGCCCTCGATCTTTTGCAAAGAGTTATTTGCGTTAGAGCCGAAGGTCTTGACCTGCCCTTCGACTCGAGAAAGGTCGCGACGAAGGCCGGTCATATCGGCCTCGATCCTGACTAGAAGCGTATCAAGTGTGGTTGCCATTAGTCAGGATACCTTTCCATCAAGTCATTCAGTTCGTCCCTACTTAGCGGCGGCGGCTTCGCCGAATGGAACTGCTGAAATCCTCGAATCGCTGCGTACCACTCGCTAGGGCTTTGTTCCCAGAACTCGGAGGCCCGCATACCCATCGCGCCTAGCCCGATTTCCATGAACTTACCCCAAGGGATTAGCTCGATTCGCTGTCCGCCGCCACTACCTTTCCCGGCTCACTCCCAGCGGTAAGCGCGTAGGCGATGATCTCTCCCGCTACCCGCATCCCTTCCGCAAGGCCAGCCGCCCAGAGTACCTCGCCGACCTCTTTCTGATCGATACTATTACCGCCAGCGCGAACGATCGGGGTAATGATTGCAAGGAGTTCGTTTACCCGGAGATCGCCCTCTTGAAGCTTCTGCGCGATCTTCACTAGCCCCATTCCTAGCGAGTTCTCGATACGCATTAACGTATCAAGCGTTACCCGTCCGTTGTACTGCTTTTCTCCGAGACTAATCTTGAGTTCGCCGCGCTGTGGATTTAACATCAATCACCTCAATGGTAGATACCAACCAGACCTCGCTACGATTAGCGACGTTTTCTACGCTAGCAACAGCGTAGTGCTTACCTTCGCAAACGATTGTAGCCCCTACCGCAACGTCTTGCAGCAGAGTAAACCTCTCCTCTTTTCGGGCGGCGGTAAAAACCTCGCCGTTAACCCCTACTTCGACTTGCGTCCACATAACAGCCCCTTATGCGAAGCTTACAGACCCGGATGACTCGAGAGTCACAGAGTAAGTTACTTCGCCGTTGTACTCGCCCGCGTACTCGAGAGAGGCAACCATAAAGCTTCCGGTATACGTCCCAAGCTCGGGGATAACGATCTGAAAACTCGAGAAAGTCGCGGCGTTAAACGCCGAGCGGAGCGTTGCTTCCGACGCCGCATCAGTAAAGACGCCGGAGCCGGAAACGGACATAGAATTTACCCCGCCTTGAGCTAGCAGGGTTCGAACTCCGGCGGAGTCCTTATTCGTTACATCGACGGCCTCGTCGTTCATCGTGATCGACGTTGATCGAAGCCCGCCGACGGTTGCATACGAAACCGGCGAACCGCTACCGATCTTTAAGAGGAGAGAGGAACCTTTTTGAGCAGCCATGATCTACCCCTTAAACGGTAGCAAAGGTAATTGTGCCCGCCGATTCGAGCGTGACGGAATACGTTACTTCCCCGTTGTATTCCCCCGCATATTCGAGCGAAGCAACCATAAACGCGCCGGTAAACGTCCCGAAGTCCGGCACGATAACCTGAAAGTTTGCAAACGACGCGGCGTTAAACTTTGACCGCAAGGTCGTTTCGGAGGCGGCGTCAGTAAACACGCCGGAGCCGGAGATTGAGTACGACGTTACTCCGCCCTGCGCGAGTAGCGTTCGAACCCCCGAGCTATCCTTATTCGTTACGTCGACCGCTTCGTCGTTCATCGTAATCGAAGTCGAGCGTAGCCCGCCGACAGTCGTAAAGACCTCGGGGCTTGCGCCGTTCCCAATCTTTAGCAAGAGCGAAGCGCCTTTTTGTGCCGCCATGATTTACCCCTATGCGTCAAACACCGCAGCGCGGAATCTAATGACCCCATGCCTCGTTAGACCGTCAGCGTCCATCAATGTAGACGTGAATTCCTGCCGAAGATTGGCAACCGACGCCCCGGTCGCACTAAGGTTGTAATTATGAAGCAAAGTATAGATTCGCTCCATAATTTGTTTAACTTCCTTAAACCCTCGGTATCTCGACCAAACGTGCAGCGTAAGCGTATATTCCTGCCCGTCTAGCGTTTTTGACCCGTTATTTACCGTTGTCTCTTCGCCGATCACAACGTATGGATAGGCGGTGTCCTGCGGCACATCGTCGTAGATGCCTTCGACTAGCCCGGTCAGAGTCGCGTCGCCTGTTAGGCGCGAATAGATCGCGGTCGCGACATTAAACGAATGCAGACTCATCGCAGCTTCTTAAACAGCGCCCGAATCTTCGGTTTGTTCATCTCTAAGGCGCGGAACATAAACGGCCTTGCTGCCATCGTCGCCGTCCCAAACTCGAGATAAGAGCTATAAGGAGCGCGGCTTTCAACAGACCCGCCTAGCCCATCGCTATCGATGTTCGAGTATACATTGCGTACTAAAAACCCGGTATCCGTCGCCGGAGGCTCGCCCGGCGCGGATGCCCTATGCGTTTTACCGCCCTTCTTATAGAGCGCCCCCGTCTTAGGGTAGCGTTGCAGCATATCGATTACGCTGTTTCGTACCAGCGCCGTCCCTTGAAATACCGCAAGCTTTGCCGCCCGCTCATAGTCTTTATCGATCTCTCGCGCTCGAAACCGAAGCTGCCCTCGAGTCGTAAGTCTCATGTCGCGACCCCTTCCTCGGCGGCGATCTTAAGCCAGCGATCTCGCTCGTTTACGTTTAGCACGGCTCGAATGTTAAAGGCTCGGCTATTCCAGTAAATACGCTTCTTCGGCGTTACGTCAGCGCGGTAGCGAATCGTAATCTCATGCGTTACCCGCCCTTCAATCTGCATTCCGTGAAAGGATTCCGCTCCCGCCCTTGGTGTAATCGCAGCGTAAACCTGCACGTCGTCGTACCAGCGAAGCGCGGCAGAGCCGTCCGTATCCGTCGTCCGCCTCTCGGATTGGATCGTTACCCTATGACGCATCTGCCCGATCATGCGGCGCGATACCCGTTATAGAAGGGATCGGAAAGGGATAGCACGCGGTACTGCTGGAGGAGTAGAGCGATATTCGCGGGGAGTTTTTCCGGCGGCTCTTCGCCTCGATGCTCGTACAGCCAAGCGGCTAACGATTTAATCGCAAAGACGATCGAAGCGGGAACCGACCCCGCTGTCGCTCCATATCCGGCAACGTAAACGATCTCTACCGCATTACTTACTCGTAGCGCGGTCGGCCATGTCTCGCCGTTTCGCAGGAATACTCGCCCCGGCTCTCGCGCCTTATCGACATAATATTTCGTCGAAGCAAATACCGTCGAGGCATCCGCGTCGTCGAAGGTCGTAACGCTTGTCACCGAGGACAGCGGCGGCTTCGGGATAAGGATATCTCGCTTTCGTAGAGAGATATCCGGCCCCGTTTTCCACCCTTCCCATAGAGGGATATCGACCTCATCTATCCCGTCGATAGAGAGGCGAAGAGTTCGATTAATAAAAGCCCTGCCGGTGTAGTTCTCGCACCATTCCCGAGAGGCTTGAATGTATGACTCTACCTCTCCCTCGTCCGTATCGGCGTCGAGGCGGAGATGCTTAATAACCTCGTCGACCGTTACTGGCTCGACCGCTGGCGCAGTTACAACGACAAGGCCCGCCATCTCTACTCCTCTACAGGCGCTTCCTGTGCAAGCTGCGGCTCACACTGAGCGCGAATCTTCGCCCAAACATCTACAACCGACTCGAGCGGCATCTTGCCGAGAGCAGCCATAATGATGTTAATTTCGTTAACCGTAAGCTCGATTTTCAGATTCATGTGATCCCTCGTTTAGCCAAATGGCGGTTAGATTCTACTCTTGAAGTCCGCACGCAGTCTAGCTAGACGGCCAGCGGTCGACCATAAACTTAACAATGTGGAAGAGGATTAGCCCGCCGGTAGCGACTACTACACAGATAAAGATAGCGTCAGAAGTATTCCGAATGAACCGTTTACGCCGTCTTATTTGCTCGTAGACCATCTTCTCCCTCTGCTCTTTGATCCTGCGCCGCATCTGCATGAAATCAAGATAGCCGTCCCGGCCTAGATGCTGAAGCTCCCCGTAGTGAAACCAATGGTAGAGCACCGCTTCCATTTCTCGGATCTTTACCTGCGCGGCGTAGGCGTTAAACGCTTCTGCCGTTGCCGATTCCTTAAAGATTAGCTTCTTAAAGAGTGGCGGCCTCTTCGTGACTTCGGTGTTAATCCACTCTTGTAGGTCGGCGACCGTGCCCGCCCACTTACCCAACTGGCCGAAAATGTCCTGCGCCTCTCGACCTAACTGAACAGCCTTCTTAATGCCGTTAAATACGGTCGTGGCGGTAGCCAGCAGGGTAACCGGGTCAAGCACAACTTACGCCGCCGCGCTAATCAACGGGCTAAGATCCTCCGTCGTCCAGAAGTCTTTAGCGATCATGATACGGAGATGCTCTTTGTTGCGGCTTAGGCAGTCGGCCCAATCTTCGTCGGTCATGCCTTCCTGCTTACCGCCGTTTATTAGCGCTACGCTATCGAGCGCAGCATAGTAGTGCTTGGCAATCTGTTCGGGGGTCATGGTTTCGTTCATGCTTGGCTCCATGGGAGCGGAGGTTGAATGGTAGGCGGGTTGATCTGATTATCGATGTGCTGCTGCACAGCCGCTTCTGTCGCCGCCTGATTTACCCCGTTAGCCCAGATCCAACCAAGAACTTGGTCTTGAGTAAGGTCTGCGTAAGGTGTAAACGAAGCCGGATCAGCAGGCGGGAGTGAACAGGTCGAGTAGACAGTACCAGAATAGATGTCTTGCGTACCGTTACACCGCCAGCCTACTTGGAGTACGGCTTTAGCAGGGTCGGCATCGGTGGGAGTAGTCTGCATCCACTCACAGGCCCACTGAAATGTTGCGCTCATGTTCAAACTCCGGGAGTTGGCGGGTTAGGGTCATACGGCTGGGGCGATGGCTGGCTCCAAGCGTAGGTGGCAATGTTGCGGTAGTAAGCCTCATCCAGCACCGTAGATGCTGACGGGTCGTTGGGCACAAGGACTGTGCGCCAGTAGGTTGACGAAATGACAACGCCATCTTTTAGGACATCGGTGGTTTTGCGAACGCCAATGCACCCGTTGGGCTGGATGTTGAACTCAGAGATGTAGGTGACTTCAGTAAAAGTTGCCATGATTTTTCCTTTAAGCGACGTTATAAACAAGAGTGCCGTAGACGTAGCAAGAGTTAACGAAGTTTCCATCGTTCAGTCTTGTATCTCCGGGTAATGTGAGTTGCAGACTCGAGGTGGCGTTAGTCATAACAGCAACAACCCCGTTGGTAGTGCCAACAAGAGAACTAAACGATGTAGCCCCCGTTGCATCAGCGTAGGAAACAGACTCACAGGTAAACGGCAGGTTGCTAACAGATGCAACTCCAGTGCTTGAACCCTTGCTGGTAATGTTGATTCCCCA